ATTATCATCTACATTAAGTATTTCTTCATCTCCACCTAACCAACAAGTTTCTAAAAGTTGTTTATCAGCCATTAAATCATCACCTCTTGATATCAAAGGGTATATACGTCTAAATTCATTAAAATTTGGTTTACGAAAAAAACCATTCAATAGGTTTTTATCTTCTAAACTCCCTACCTCTAAAACAAATACATCTTTGTTTTCTTCCTTTAAATTGTCAAATAATTCTATAAATTCTGTTTTCATTTCTGTTTTTTAATTATGTTATAATACTGTCGGATTACCATATTTTATCCAAACTGGATTTAATAATACGGTAGCTTCTAAACTCATATCATTCTGCGAACCTCCTAAATTATCAGGAAAACCAAGTTTACAACCATATAATGTATCAACGTATGTATTTACTGAATCGTCTGATTTATAAATAACCTTTACATCGATTGGCATAAATGTAGTTAGTACTTCAAAATAAGTTCTTTTAAATACACTTAATTCGTAATAATCTAAAGTAATATCAGCATAAGTTTCCCACTTTCCATATTTTCTTGCAGTTGGAAAACCAGTTCTGGAATAATTATATTGTATATCGTGATTAGTATTATAATTTATAGAAGAAACACCTGTAGGATTATAATTAATACCTACAAAGTGTACTTCAATATCTTTCCAATCGTAACTAACATTATTTATATTAATATTACTTATCATACTTTTATTGTGTTTTACCGTATCTTATTTCTGATGGATCTAAGTTAATTTCTGATTGTATAAACATATCATTTTGACTTGCTCCTCCTGCATCCGTATTAAAACTACATTGCATAATTTTATCTGTTTTAGAAGTACCGTCATCAAAATTATAAGTTACATCAATATTAAATTGAGGAATATTTTGAATATATCTACTTTCTTCCCCAGTAGTTACAGCAGTACCTACCATTTGATCTTTTAGTGATTGTAATTCAAATGCAGCCATTGTTATATTTGCTTCTGCAACAGTATTACCATAACCTTTTGAAATTGCCCTACCACGTATTCCGAAATTCCATTGTGACTCCCTTGTTTGTGAATAAGTTATTGAAGTTACTCCTGTTGGAATATAAGTATTTACTGCACCATCACCTAAATCAATATTAATAGAAACACTTATCATTCTCCAATCATAAGTTTTACCGTTTACATTAATTTCGTTAATTTTATACATATTATATTTGTTTAAAAAATAAGGCTTAAATTAATAAACCTTATTTATAATTTATTAATTACTATGCTAATATTTCATCTTTTACAAAGTTTCCGTAATGAATTGTTCCTACAGGAAGTTGTATGTATTCTTTAACTAATCCATCAGCTAAATCAACACTGTTTTCTTTTGTTACTACAGATGCATACAATGCACCTATATCCATACTTTGAGTTTGTGTTCTTGTTAATTCAATAACAATTATATGAGAATCTGGGGCTGCTTTTACAGTTAATACACCGTAACCTACTTGTGCATTTAATGAAAATTTAGGACCTGGTACTTGTTTAGAATAAAGAACTACTTTTATGTCTGTCATTGCACTTAAATCAACTGCTGAATTATCAACAAAAATAGGAATTTCCATTGCAACTGATTCACCTTGTTTTATATTATATAAAGCCATTTTATTTTTTTTTATAAATTAATAATTATTATAATTCCGTTTACTTTGTTTTATTAATTATACGTTTTGTTTTATTCATAAAAATACTGAATATTGTTTATCCAGTATTTTTAAATAATTTATATACTTGCTGTGAACCCTATTGTAATGTCGATATATCTCGTAGTACCATAAGGTAAAATTCTAATATTTATTTCTATTGTACTTGTTTCTAATACTTTCTGATTTTTATCAATTTCTACAATAAAATTACTAATTTCTGTATCTGTTTTCATTTTTTGTAATGGTGTGGAAGCAATATCTTTAAATAAACTAATTACAAGAGGACTTAATGTTCCATCATCAGCTAATTTAATTTTAGAATGTAATTTAGGGAATAAGAACCTTCTAACTCCTCTAATTGCTTTGTCCATTGTTCTATTATTTTGAATATCAAAATAATCTGATAGTTCATCTGTACAAGTTAATGTATCTATTAAATATGTTCCAACCTGTCCTTTAAATTTCTTATAAAATAAATATCCTTTATCGTATAACTCATCTAAATTAGTTGTACTAATATCTTTAACTCTATCTCCATTTCCTAATAGTGGTAAATCAAGTTCAGCACTTGCAAAGTTTATTAACTCTGGACTTGCTATACTTTCATTAACCAATACTAAACTTAAAGCTCCAAGTGCTGCTCCAATATCACAAATACTGTAACCTTTAGTCTGGTATAAAGAATACCCATCCCCACTTCCGTCCATTCCTATTATAATAGAAACTTTTGGAGCTTGTAATGTTCTTAAAGATGTTAAAGTTGTAATATCTGTTACTGGTACAAAGTCAGCAGTATAAAGTAATTGTACTGGCATATATTCAACTGATAATTGGTCTGCAATAAGTTGTAATGCAGTTATTTCAGTTGTTGCAAACGGTATAGTATTAAATACTCCTATTTGTCTTATTTTTCCTTCTACTTCGTTTTGTAAATCATATACTTCACTAAAATTCCAACTTACTGGAATTGGATTAATTGATAAATATAAATATCCATCTGTATTTAATCTAAAGAATTCAGAAACTTGATAAAATTCAACACTATGGTTTACACTATTTTCAAGTATTCCTAATTTTTCTAAATCTAAAATACGTCTAATAAGTTTTATATTTTCCCCTTTTTTTATTTCCCAGTCTCCATTTGCTAAATCAGTTGCAAATGTACTTGAAGTATGATCTGTTAATGCAATGTAAAATAATTTAGTTATACTTTCGTAAACTATATCACCTATTACATAATTAGTAGTAGTTGCCCAATTACAATCACCTGTACTATTTGTGGACCATTTTGCTGGTATTGTATTGTTATAAAATACTAAACCACTTATAGGGTCTTCAGAAGGTAAAGATTTTCCTAATCCTCCTGATGTTTTTGTAAAATAAGTATTTGGTAATCGTCCCATTTTGGTATATATTTAAAATTGTTAATATTATTTGTTATTTTCTGTAACAATATCTAAAAGATCTGTTTCAATTTCTTTTAACACTTCTTTTTTAATATCTTCTTTTGTTTGTGTTTTTTTTCTTTTTGGTTTAGTTTCTTTAACTGTTTTATTAATTTCTATTAACTCTTTATTAAGTTTTTTAGAATATAATTCAGCAGTAATTTTATCTTTTTTTAACCAAAAATTACCATCGTCGATACAATATAAAACATTTTCTTTATTATATGATTTAAAAATATCTTCTGCTTTTTTATTTAATTCTTGTTTTGTCATAATTTGTTTTTTTTAAATTTATTTAGATTCAATAAGTGTTACAATACCTTTTACTACATTATTTGCATCTTCTACATACGAAGTAGAACCACCAACTCTTGTATAAGCACTCATTGAAGTACCATATATTGTAGGATCTTCTGAACCGATAAATACCTTTACTCCTGAATTGTTTTTAGTTCCAACTGCATAACGTACAAAGTTAGGATGAAATGCAATAGCCGAACCTAAGTCAGTTGATGTATCTACTACTCCAATCGCTTTTTTAGCACCTGCACTTGTAAATGAAGTTGTTGCACTTCTCATATATACATCAAACCCTGCTACTCTCATTATTGCACCGTTACTAAATGCTTTTTCCGTTAAAGCAGGTGACCCAACTAATTCTGGCATTACCTGAATATCTTGTAATCCGTAAGCATCAACTAACAACCTACGTCCTTCTACTGGTACATTTTGTAAATTAAGTTGTGTTTGTAAGTTAAGTAAATCTGCAAAAGAAATTCTTTTAATACCAGTATTACCAAACCTATTTGCTCTTTTTGAAGTTGAAGTAGTTTCAAATATAGAATTTGCAGCAGTTACCGTCCATTCCCAATTAATTTTTACTCCTACATCATCTTTAAGTTTTGAAATTGCTTGTTTAAGAACTTCTAAACGTTTGTCATAAGAAAATTCTTCTACTTCTACTGGATCTACCATATAAGGATCTACTCCTTGTTGAATCATAGAATAAACTTTTTCAGTGTGTGCTAATTCTTTTAATGCTCGTGGATAAGAACCAGCAGCTGCACCCATATCAAAAGTTGTTACTTCTTCTTGATAATTTGGAATTATAACAGATAAGTTTTTTACAAACTGACTATCATTCATTGTTCCTTGGTAAAAACTATTATCAGGATAAAGATTTTCCTGAAATGTTGATAACCATAATTGTGTATTTAATGCCATTTTTTTATTGTTTTAAAATTAATAATTATGTTTATTTTTTATTATAAAAATTGTTATAAAGTTTATCATAAGATTCTTTATCTTCATTATACATTAGTTTTAATGCAGTTGGGTCATTTTTCTCAAACCATCTAAAATCTTTATCTTCTTTTGTTTTAGTTTCTCCTGGTTTTTTAATTCTATCAGTAAGTTTAATTTCTGGTTTAATTTCTTTACTTTCCAACCCTTCTATAATAAGTTTTGCATTATCGTAAGATAATTTAATAAAGTTTTCTTTTTGACCTTCTGTAATTTTACCTTCTGTAATTGCTTCATCTAACAAATCATTAAATTTAGCAGTTTCTTTTTCCTTGTCTATTTCAACAAGTTTAGTTTCAAGTTCAGTAACTTTTTCTTTTAGTGTAAGTAATTCTGAATCTTTTAAAACTATGTTGCTTTTAAGAGTGTTATTTTCTTGTTTAACATCATTTAATTTTAATTCAGTTTTACTGACTTTTGTTTCAAGTGTACTAACTTTATCTGTAAGTTCTACAATTTTACTCATTTCGTTTTTATTAATGTTATTAAATTGATAATTATTTATTAAATCAGTTGAATCGTTTATAGATTCTCCGTTGTAATATAATTTTACAGCATTTTTATTTGCTGGTAATGGTGTTATACTTGCCTCTTTTAAAATACATTCTGTAACAACTATAACAGGTTTTCCGTCTATTTCATCTTCGTAACCATCTACAAGTTCAATTCCTATTGAAACGTGTTTTATTAAATCTTTTGAAACTTGATTCATTAATTCTTGTGACTTTGGATCACTATAATCAAATACCAAAGTACCAATTAATTCAGTATTATTTTCTTCGTTTATTCTTACATTTTCCCATTTTCCTACAACTACATCTAAATTATGATTATGTAATGCAACTGGATTGTTATTAAATTGTTCTAACTGTATTCCTGCTGTTTCGATTATAAACCCTTTATTATTTAAAGTTTCGTCTGATAATTTGTAATTATAATACATATTATTTATTGGTTATATTTATTATACGTTTTGTTATTATTTTTAGTACTTTTTTTATTTTATGTGTAATTTCTTTGCTTGTGGTTCTCCTTCAAACGGTGGATTAGGAATATACCAAGTTTTAACATCAATATCAGTTAATTCTATTTCATTATATTTTTTTACTGTACTATAATCAAATAAAACAAAACTACCATTAATTACACTATGATTAATTACACTATTATAAGGGTTTACAGTTACTGAATTTCTTCTAAATCCACTTTGTATAAATATTTCACTTTTTAATTCTTCTGGTAGTTCTTCTGAATTTACTCTATTTAAACCAATAAACAATTTATCTAATAATTGTAAATGTTCAAAACTTCTATCTTGCATTTTATCATTTCTATCAAAACCATTATATATTTCAGTACCTATGTGAAGATTAACTTGTATTTCACTATATTGTACTTGGTTTAATAAATTATCAAAATTAATTGGTAGTATTTCTATTAATACAGCAGGTAAATCAAATTGTCTATTATCTTCATAATTACCAAATTGATTATTATATAATGATATATATTTTACTTCAGGAATACGTTCTGTTATAAAGTATTGTAATGTACTGAATATTTGTCCTATCATTTTGTTATTATTTTTTTAATTATTTGTTCTACTTCTTTTTTTAATTTAACAGTTGTACCCATATATTGTCTTTGTGGAATATATATAAAAGTCTTTTTACTTAATGCCATAAACTTCCAATGTTTCTTTTTAGTTTCATAAAACTTTGCCCAAAAGAACTTTCTCATTTTATCTGTAATCCTTATTGTTCCTCCATAATTATGAATTGCTGAATAAGGAGTTGCTGATTGTATATGTATTTCTTTTATACTTTTACTTACAGTTTTAATACTTTTTTTTAAATCCCCCGAATCTACCAATGTATCTTGATTATGTTTACTTGGTTTCCAAGGTTTATTATCAAAAGATTTTATATTAAAACTGTTTTTAAAATAGAATAATAAATAATCATTAACCTCGTCAGTAATATTTTTTATATTTTGTTCTATTCTATCAAACGTTTTCTTCCAAGGTTGTTTCATTTGTTACTTCTTTTGGTTTTTCTATTTCAACTTTATAAGTACGTTCTAAATAATCTTTACTTAATTTATGTTGTTTCATTATTTCTTTATCAATATCTATTTTTTGTTCCATTGACAAGTTTTCATCATATATAAATTCAAACTTAACATTTTTAGGTATTAATTTTAATGTTTGTAATTTAGGGATTAAAACTGAATTAATATTATTTTTAATGTATTTAATATCTGCGGCAGTCTTATGATTACTTTCAGCTTGATGTATTTTTGCCCTTGCTTCACTTCCACCATTTCCACCACTTGTAATTTCAGTACCACCTAATATAACAGTATTTATTTCATTATTCATAGAAATTATTAATTCCTTATAAACATTAAATGAATCTGTCCTGGTAGTTTCTTTAAATTCTATATCTGTTTGTTTATCTAATACTGCTGCACTATTTAAACTCATATTATTTAGAAAGTCTTTTAATTGATCTTTTTCACTTTCTAAGTTACTATTAGTTCTGCCAATTACCGTAGGTTCTCCAAACTTTTCTACAAACTGACTCCACGATATTATAGCTGTTTTTTTAGCTATTTGATATGGTGCAGTAGCATTTAATATTCCCAAATCCCTTCTACTTTGATAAACTTCACACAACCATTTATATATCTTAGGTTGCATATAATCCAATCCTTCTGTAGGTTCTACATAATCTGAATGTTTGAATAAACCAAACTCAGGTACAACATTTTCCCTTGGTATTAATGTAACATCAGTAACATTATTATTTTTTATACCATCTATCTGTATTAAAGAATGTCCATAAAATATACTATCCATTGCATACTTTAGATATTTTTCAAACCAATAAGATGTAAAAATATCTTGTAACTTATCATTACTTCTTTTACCTTTATTATTTACAATCTGAAATGGTATTGATAAAACTCTTTGAGTTCTTAAATCTATAGAGTTCTTAATTGTTGAATCTAATACTAATTCATTATATATTTTATACAACAAAGTTCTATCAGGTCTTTCCCAATCTTCTGCATAATTTATAGAATTTCTCCACTTCTTTGTTGTACTTTGTATTCTGTAATTAGTTTTATTTTGAAATTCAAAGAAGTTCTTAGTTTTCTTATTGGTTGGAATACTTGTTTGTATTGATCCAACTTCTTTTTTATTGAATAATTTTAAAAATTTATTTTTCATATTTACCACGCATTTGTTATTCTGGGTTCAGTAATGTATAAGTTTTTTGATTTATATTCCATCGGTTCTTCATTCATTGGTAAGTTTGGAACTATTTTACCAATTGAAACATCTTTTAACCATTGTTTTGTTGTGTTATACCTTACTTCCCTAATCTCTTGCATTCCTGTATGACTCATCCTACTACTGAAATGGTATATTAAAATATCTAATAAACACATTATTAAAAAAGGATTCTTTTTATGTAAAGCAGCATTCGTATCAAATTTAAAACCTATATTAGCATCTATTTCTGATATTGCCATTGATTCTAACTGATTAAGAATATCATAATTATTCTCACTTAAATCATCTACTATATTTTTTTTGATTAATGGTTTTAAATCTTCAATAGTAATATATTTCATTTTATTTTTTTATTAATTATACGTTTTGTTTTGTTATTTAGTGTATAACAAAAAGTGATAGGCTATTTATTTTTTTTATGTAATATAGCCTATTGTTATGTTATATAATAAATGTAGATGTTGAAGTTAAATTCTAACTTAAAAATATAAAACTCCACTTATGTTTCGTTTTATATTTTGAGATGGAATTTAACAATATAGTATTATTAGAATATATAGTTATAACAATAATAATATATATATAAAATAATAATGTTATAAATAAATAATAATAATATTTAATAATTTAATAATAATATACAATTATCCTTATTTTATTGAGTTGTGATTTTAATAATTATAATAGTTATAACAATATATATATATATATATAAAATAATAATAATAATGTTATAAATAAATAATAATAATAAAAATTAATAATATTTAATAATAATATACAATTATCCTTATTTTTTTAGTTTACATTTTCATTAGTTGTTATTTAACGTACTTACATTATTAGTAGTACTTATATACAATACCAATTAAGAAAACAACCATACCCACAATATCACTGTAACCAAAGTGAAGGTGAGTGGGTTTAGTTGAGTTTTCTGAATACAACTATTAATAAATATATTTATTAGTTCTTTTCTTAGTAATATACCTACCACTAAATTTATTTTCCCTATATGATTTATAAGCGATTGCAAGTGATAAAACGTGGTCGTCGTGATGTGGTGGTTGTGCAAAGTATTTTATTCTTCTGGTTTTTGGGGAATATTCATAAATAAATACTTTCATTTCAAAGTCTAATTCAAAACATAAATCTTTAGTTGGTAATAATATTTTATTATCATCTAAGTCTGCAATTAATGTTTCAATTATTTCAGTCTTTTCTGAATTTGTATTAGTCCAACTAACCAACCTACTATATTTAGTCAGTAACATATCAAAGAATACATCTCCTACTCCATTTGTTTCTACATATACAAGAGGATTATATTTTTGTAAAATCGGTATTAAGTTTTGTATTATTTTAGCATAACTTTTTTCTTTATCTGAATGTATTAATACAATATTAGCATCTTTATCGAATATTGTAAGAACTGTAAAATCTTTTTTACCTATATCTAAACCTGCGAAGTATTTATTATTTTGTTCGGGTAATGACCATTTTGTAATAGTTTGTTTACTTGTTACATCTTTAAATACTGTTCCACCGTCATCTATAAATTCAGCTTCATATTCTTGTTTATATATATCATTAGGTAATACTTTTTTTGCATCTGCTACTTCTTCTAAATCACACATTGGATTGTCTGAGTAGTGCATAAAGAAATATTTGTATCTTTTATTATCACTTTGTCCTAAAAGACACATATCATAAAACAAATTATGTCCTTTTGGTGTAGATACTATAATAACCTTTGCATTCTTTTTAGCAACTATTGTAGGTTTGATAGCTTCCCAACTTCCTAATTTAAAAAATGAAAATTCATCTATGAATACATAATCATAACTTCCACCCCTGATATTATCAAAACGTTCAGCACTTTTAAATGTTACTATTGTACCATTAACAAATTCAAATTTTAATTTGGATTTATTTATACTTTTTAATACTGGTATTCCTTCTAAACTATTTAATATCTTTGTGAAGAATTTATCACCTAATGGATATGTTGGTGTTACATACATTATTTCCTTCTTCTTTTCAGTAATAGAGAAATACCTTACAAATTCTGATAATAAATAACTTTTACCACTTTGCCTACTTGCATTAATAGTAAAGTATTTAGCATTAGAATTTTTAATAGTATTAAATATTTCTAATTGTTTTTTATGTAATTTTGCTCCTTTAATCTTCATTATTTACCATTAACAATATATTCAATATTATCTGTATTTATTTTTATTTCATTTCCATTATCCATAGCCAAAGTAAGTTCTGAATGCCTTTTACCTAATCTACTATTTAATACTTTTTCCGCTGTTTTTAGTTTTATGTTTTCATCTTCGCTTTTAAGTAATTCCCAATATGCACTTTCAGCAACGTGAACAATACTTAATTCAACATCATATACTTCTTGTTTAAATTTCTCATCATCTTTACAATAAGCATAAAAAGTTTGACTATTCATAACTCCTTTCATTGCTTCTGTCTTATTAAGAGTTTTTGCAAAATTAGCTAAAAATAGTGTTTTTCTTTGTTTTTTTGTCATTTTGTACATCTTTATCGTATTATTTTTTTTGTTTTTATGTTAAAAAATAAACATTTTATTAATTATACGTTTTGTTTTTTTGTTACATAAAGTTGTTTTTGGTTATTTGAACTTAATAAAATTCTGAATATCTTTATTATCTTTAAATACTTGTTTCATTTTATTTAAAATTCTTTTTTTATAACGTTTTAATTTTTTATCGTCTATTTGTAATAATCGTTTAATTTCTTTATTGTTTTTATTATTTAGATATGATTCAGTAATTATAAATTGTTCTACTCTTGTAAATTGTTCTTTTATAGTATTATGAAAGTATTGTTCTATTGTTTTTTCTGGTTCTATTTCAGTTTCAGTTGTTTTATCTTGTTTTATAATGTACTCATAATTTCGTTTTAACATACTTTTATTCTTTCTATATAGATCTATAATATAGTTTTTACATATATTAGTATAATAAGTTGATTTCATTCCTTTATTACTATCATATTGTCCTTTCTCTACTATTTTAATAAATACATTATGTATTATATCTTCTTTTAAGTTATATACATTATTAAAATTAATCATAATGTATTGTGGTAATATGTTATTTAATTCTTTATATAATTTTTTCATTTTTGTTAATGTTTTATGTCATATGAATGAATAATTTAACAAATTGTCTATATTCAAAAAACAGTCTATTTTCAATTTGTTTTTTTGTTAATGTTTTATGTTCTATATTAGAATTCTTTATTGATAATGTTCTGAGGAATTTAATTACTTTTTCTGTTGATTTTTCTTTCTCTATAAATTCTAATATTTGTATTTTAGTACTTGCTTCTATTGTTTTATACATTGTAAATAAGTTTTAAAGTTGATAAAATTAATAAAACGATCAATGTTAATATTATTACTACTATTTCAGTTGTGTAATTGGTGTTGATAAAATTTAAAAAGTTTTTCATAATTTAATTGTTTTAAGTTGTTTATATATAAATATAAATTATTTTAAAAAAATGGTTTTTATATAAAAATAGGATATATTAATTATTACATTAATATATCCTATTACAACCACTTATAAACTTTATCTTTTATGAAGTAGAACCAAATAGTTCTTTTAAATGTTCTTTAATTGGTTTATCATTTTTTATATTTTTATTTGGGTTCTGATATAATGTTTCATCTGATTTTGGGTTCTGATATTCTTCTGTTTTAAATATTTGTGATTTTAATTGTTGTAATTGTATATTTAATGGAATTCTATCAAATGTTATTAAGTTTGTTGATGGATATGTTATAATAGTATTATA